TTCGTTCAATGTTCTTCGTGAAGACACCGAGCGTCATGAACGCGACATCCGCAACCGCGACGACTCCTACCACCGCCAACAAGACCGTCAATCCAAGCCATGGCTCCAAGCCGCACTGAAACCCGCTGTCTCCGCCTCCGCCTCCGCCGCGGTGACACGCCGCGCACCATACGCTCATCCTCACGCCCCCCGTGTTCGCCTGAATCTTGAAGCTCCCGCGTTGTCGGCAGCTACCGTCGTCGTCGAGCCAGCAGCAGCAATCGATGTTCGCAAGGTCAATCTTCAAACCAAAGCCAACTGGGGCGATGAAGACAACGAGCAACCGTTCAACTTCACACACTTCAATCCTCAACAAATGGCGACGGACTTCTTCAACGGCCTCACTACCGAGAAGGAGGACAAACTGATCGCCGTGTCCGACAACCAAAGCAGGCTTCCTTGGGCCTGTTCCGACGACGAGAACTGAAGCCCCGCGCGCGTGATGTGGTCTTTCCTGATAGGAAGGTAAGTAATAAATAATGTGTTTGTGTGTTTCTAACACTTTTTTTCCATTCGGAAAAATTGAAATGATTTTTACATATTCAGTAGTTTATAGCAATCACCCCGAAAGAATGGCATCATCATCATCATTAACGAAGACCAACAACAACACCCACCAAGAAATAACCGACGAATGGCTACTTCAGTTTTTCGCGGATCGTGAAAAGGTTCAAAATGACCCGACATATCGCGCAGAATTGACAACAATGAAACAACACCTCGCACGCGACGACGGACATGGAACGGCTGCGTCAGTGTCGTCGGATCCACGTTATCCCACCACACCAGAAGAAGTTGAAACGTGGATTTCGGAACATAAAGACACGAAAAAAGAAGAAGAGGCGGCCGAGAAAGAAAAGGAGACGACGCAAGAACAAATTTACAGCTACCCTGATGGTACTGTTTATATGGGGCATATGCGCCAAATTACCTCAGAAGAAGACGAAACCAGCGGCCGTTATCAACGCCACGGAGCAGGAACACTTCGCACGCCGGCATTCATTTATGGTACCTCACAAAAAAGTTACACCAGCGACGAAGCAGCCGAAAACGCTAGATTTGCGAAATGGTTTGAATACGTGGGAAGTTGGAAAAACGACAAGCTTGACGGCTACGGTGTTCATGTTCAAAAATCAGGCGACGGGAGTGAAATAATAGTGTTTGAAGGATTATGGCAAAATGGCCAACCCGCGAGATCAATTCACGCCAAGGATGAACACGGTGATTACAGATACGACGATTCGGTGTTTGGATGGTAAGTACAAATATCCTACCACTAGGTTTGTCAAAAAATTGAAATGTTTTTTTTGGATAGCAAGGATTCACAGCGACAAGGTAGACGACAACAATGACAACACTGACGACACTCCCCGAGCCCAAATACCGCCGTTTGGATATGGCGCAACTTCCACCATACAGTTTGGTATTCGACCCCGAATTGAAAAAAAGGAAACTTGTTGAGGATGATATGGTTTCCCCGTTACGATACAGAAATATCTGGGACGATGAAACAGAAGCAAAACGCGCCGCCGACAAAGAAAAAGGCGACCCTCAGTCGCGCAAAACACAGACAAAATCCACGAAAATGCGCCGCCCATTCTGTAAGTTTTGCTGGCAACGCGGATTCCCACTCGCAGTCTGTAAGACGCATTACACGAAAAGCGGCCCCGAGTTTGGCGCGAAAATCACGTGCCCAGCCCTTCTCCAGCAACAATGCGCCCGCTGCGGTGAAATTGGACACACGCCGAAGTACTGCCAAAGCGAATTCTGGCTGAAAACAAACCCGTGTCAAATCTCGGCCTACCGAAACCCCTTGGACATGGAGTGGTTTTACTTGGGGATGATTGACAAAGACCGCGAATCATTATGGCAGAAACCGATTCCACCCGCGCTTCAGAAGAGGCACGAAGAATACGAAGAGAAATGCGTGAAACCCTCCCGAATTTGGATTGAAATGACCGGCGACCACAAACATTACACCAACGATTTCCGAATTGTAATGATGGTGCGGAACAAAGATGACTGGTTTGATGTTACTCCCAGAACCGAATACGAAGACCGTGTTCAAAAACATTACGAGTGGATGCGGACAGTGATGTGGGATGAAACGCCCCAAAGAAGTTGCGACAAATTCTTCATCGTGAATTCGCCGCCACCGTCGTATGAGGAGGCGACTGCCGCGGCGGAGCTTACGACAACGATGACGGAAGACGCAGAGGAAACGACCACGGACGACACGACGACGACGACGGCCGCAGCGGCGGTACTTACCGAAGCAAAGGAGCGCACGCCGGAATGGTTTCAGACCGCATTTAAACGCCAGTGTAAGCAGGTAATGTCAGATATCGTCAAGCAGTATTTGGAGCATCAAACGAAATAAATGGAATGGAATGGATGGAATATTACTATTTTTTTACACGCGTCCTTGTTGTATATAACGTAATCGCGTTATTCACGTCGCGCGGTAGTAGTGCGCCACCGGCCTTCTGATCCAGCTTGTCTAATGTTTCTTTAAGTTCAAACCGGTTACTTGAAATGTTCCACTCTGTATCTCTCGGCGATATCCACGACCCATCTTCTTTTGCGTGCTCAAGTAATACATCTGGTAAATAAATCGCACTTGTTTGAATGCTGTGCCACCCACGAATAACCACAGCTGATTCACGGCGGCCTCTATCGCGGTCTTTGAATAAATATGTCACTACACACCGTGTGACTGGTAGTTTAATGCCTTGACCACCGGTAAGACGGCTTTCGGTTTCAGCCTTGCGTTTTACCTTACGTATGAATTCGTCTTCGAAATCCTGACTCCACGATACGCCACCGCCGCTGCCGTTGGCCATTGAGAACCATTCTCCTAAACATTCTCTCGCATTCATCTGGGAATCATAACACGTGACGAATATTCCGTCAATCGGTAAATTGCTTTTCGTCGGCTGAAACACTGGGCGTATCAAAAATGAAAGATAGCCTACCGCAGATTCGCTTGGACTTCGCGTTCTTCCAATCCATTGAAACGAGAGATTTGGATGTTTCTTTATAAATGAACGGAATGTTCGAACGTCGTCAATTTCGTTTATATATGCGTTACTGCCATTGCGCGAGTTCAACGAGTTTGTAATGATTGCGTGTGCCGCCTTGTTTTCATTTGAGATTGCGTATTGAAATGGCTTGTGATGAGAGAAATCCGCGGATATAATATAAAAGTTCCCGCTATTGTTGATACGGTTCTTCCGTGACTGCTGTCGCCGCGGTTTTATTGTTCGTGTATCACCTCCGCCACTTCGCCTTATAAATTCATTACGAATGTTCACAGGTATAAATATAATACCAGCCGTATTGACATTCCACTGTCGTAAATAATGAAGTATTATTCTGAATGGAACATATAGCTCGTGATGACAGTTTGATGTAGAATGGAGGGACATTCGTATAATGTTCGCGTCGGTGGTGTCTGTATCATCCCGTGAAATGACAATATCCGGTTTTTCATTTGCGGGATAATAATAAATATATACGCGTTTGATTTCATCTACATTTTTGGGACGGAATTGAAACGTATGTTGAATAATGTCGCCAGTATATTTAGTCCCTGCGTGAGGCAGAACATAGCCATATAGGTCATCAACCGCGACCGTGACCGACCCCGTCGCTGCCAAGTCCTTTGAATCAAACCAATTCATATTATATATACCAAATAAAAAGTGTTAGAAGATAATCCCACACTGCGGTTCGGTCCCGCCTTATTCAAAATACTCCCATGCGCGAACATTTCTGGGATGAACGAACCACGTGTTGTTGTTTTTTGCTGGATCTCGTTGAAACTCTTCTGTCAAGTATTGAAAGAAAGGCATTTCATTTTTTTACAATATAATAAAAAAGTGTTAGAACACACAACACCACCGCCACACACCGCCACACCGCCACACATACTTACTCTAGTCAGCATACACCCTCGCCAAAAGATCTCTGTGATGAACGAACCATCTTCCAATGCCGTCAGCTGTGGGTATCGGGCTCCGATGAATTGGAGCATACAACTCTGGGTGCGTCCATTCATTTCGTTCTTGACGTGTAACGAAGAACCTGATTCCGCCGAATTCTGTCTGGGATCGCGGCTTGAAACGCCACATGTCTCCTCTTTCGTCGCGCCGTATCGCTTTTTTCATCATTTCAATCTTTCTTCGGCTCACAGTGCGATGCTTGGCCCAATCTTGGTGTCGTTCGCCTTGTTCGTGTTTTTGCCAGTGACGGCAATAGCCCTTGTATCCGCAAGCGCATTCCCATACTCCGGCCATCTGCCACGGTCCCACTGCGTGTCTTGCGATGAATGGGCATTCTTCGGGTTCTGAATTTTGGGAACGACGTTCCAGATTGTTCACAACCATTTCGGTTGCTTCGCGAAGAGCTCTGTTGCGTTGTTCTTGAGAAAACTCCATCCAAGCCTCAACCGAGATGCCGAAGTGTTCAGGGTGTTCACTGCTCACACGGAACCACGCGGCGTGTTCCACCACATGGTCCCCTCCATAAGGGAATTGCCTTTGTTGAAACAGCGGGACGGATGCGTTGTAGGAGGGGGGAGGGCCAGCGGGGGGGAGCGCCGCCGCAGCAAGAGGGGGTGGCGCTGGCGCCGGTATTTGACGATGGAGCGCGCCCAACGCATTCATTGCCTCCAAATACTCACCTTCGGGCATCTTGTCTTGGTTGTCTTCAATCACGCGCATAAGCGCAGCCAAATTTGGGTTCACTGCCATTTTTCGTTCGTTCGGTCGTTCGGTCGTTGTCTGAATCACTGTATGTAAGAATATTGTAAAAAAACATTTCAATTTTTTACAAAATCATTAGAATAAAATCCCAACATTGTATATACTATGAATATAACACAAATCACTGTTATAATTATCGGTCTAATCCTTGGTTATATTTCGACCTATGGAGTAAAATCACAGAATATTCGTATATTAGATATTGTAGTTATAGGTCCTCTAATGATATATTTTGGATATTCATATGAGCCTATGAACATTTTTTCAATATTACTCATATTTTTCGGAGCTACTACGGTGACATATAATCTGAAAAATTATCTCTATACTAAAAATTGAATTCCTTGACGGGATTTATTTGAACCGGATTTCGGTTTTACGGAAAACAAAAATAAGGTCGATGCCGCGTCCGATGCGGAGATACTCCTAGCGCCCGTCCCGCCCACGCCGACAGAGCCGGTAGTCAGTTCTAATACTGACAACGCACTACGAGCCCCGCTCGCCGCCGCCACCACCGCGAAAACCGCCCGCGCCGGAGAAATTAATTGTCCGGTCATTATCTGCGGAATCTGTGAGTATTTGTTCGCGCTCATAAAATGGCGGAGGTCGCGGAGGAGTGAGCTCCACGAATACGTGCGGATGGTGGCCTGATTGGAGCGAAGAATGGCGAATACCGCGTAGGTGAGCGCACCTGAAAACGAGTTGTTGATATATGCGTCGGCGGATGTTTGTTCGTCGCGGCTGCCGCTAATCATAAACACTTCACCCGCGGTCTCTGTGTATTTCCCGTTGGCGAATGCCTTCTGTTGGGTGCGCCAAAAGGGGGTGCCCGAAGTGGGGAAAATACGAATACTGTAATCTTCGTATTTATACCGGACATCGCATCCAGTGCCGTTATGACAGCAGTCCAGAATGACGTAGAGGCGCGCGCCGCGGGGGACCTTGTTCACGAGGAGTGCGCGGAGTTCGTCGTCGGTAATGATGCCGCCGCCAGCCGATGCGGGTGCGTTGTAATCTAGAGGACAAAGACATGAGTCGAGTCCAGTGACTTCATCGCCGTTGGTATCGCGCACCAAGGTTCCGTGGCCGGAGAAGTGGAATACGGCTTCATCGCCGGCGACCATACCCGCAACAAGGACGGCCATTCCCGCGAGGATATTTTGGCGGGTGGGGGGGAGTGCCGACGCAGTGGCGGCGCCCGCAGTGATGGTACTGCGATTACCGTCAGTAAGAAGAGTAATCGCATCGGTGGCATACCCTAAATTCAAACGCAGATATTGGCTGACATTGACAACGTCGTTATAACATCCGTTTAATGTAGCACTCGCATTGTTATTGTAGTTGATGCCGACAAGGAGGGCGGTGCGACGAGGGGGGCGAGAGGCGCTCAGTGAAGACGACATGGAATGGAATGGAATCGAGTTATAATGTATAAAAACATAATAAATACATACACGGTGAAAATATATTTATTATATGAAGCTCGCATTTATTACAGGAATCACAGGACAGGACGGGTCCTATTTGGCGGAGCTATTATTGAGTAAGGGGTATAAGGTATTCAGTATTGTCCGTAGAACGTCGCTCTTATTTTCGCATACAAGAATTGAGCACATTCGTGATAAACTTGAATTACGGTATGGTGATATGACAGATACAGCTGGATTATCAAATTATATTCACTCCATCCTCCAAACCCACCCCGATTTTGAATTGTTCGAGATATATAATTTGGCCGCGCAATCCCATGTGGCGATCTCATTTGAAATACCTGAATACACCGCAGATGTTGATGCGATTGGCGTATTACGTTTATTGGAAATTATAAGAAGCCAGCCAGAATCAGTACAAAAGAAGATACGTTTTTATCAAGCGGGGACGAGCGAGATGTTCGGAGCGGTGAAAGAAACCCCGCAAAATGAAAATACGCCATTCAATCCGGTCTCGCCTTACGCAGTCGCAAAGGTATATGGTCATTTTATTACCAAGGTGTATCGCGAAGCTTACGGATTATACGCGGTGAATGGTATTTTATTCAACCATGAAAGCAAACGTCGGGTCGAGAATTTCGTAACGATGAAAATCGTAAATGGGATCAAGAATATATTAGATGGAAAACAGACGTGTATCGAGTTGGGGAATATCGATAGTCAGCGAGATTGGGGTCATGCCAAAGATTATGTAGCCGGAATGTGGTTGATGTTACAAGAGGACCGCCCAGACGATTATGTGCTAGCGTCGGGGAAAACGCATACGATTCGTTCGTTTATTGAGAAGGCGTTTGCGTTCAAGGGTATAAAAATCGTATGGAGCGGCGATGGTCTGAGTGAGGTAGGGAATGACGCGGTGGATGGGACTACGCGAATAAAAATAAATCCTAAATATTTCCGTCCATGTGAAGTCGATTTTTTGTTAGGTGATTCATCGAAAGCCAGAGAACGGTTGGGTTGGACGTTTGAGTATGATACGTTGGAGAAATTGATTGAAGAGATGTTCAGTTAGGTGATATTATTACTAATTACGTTTGTGATAACGTGCTCTAGTTGTTTTTTTAGATTTACGCGAATATGTTCTTCTTTTGCGTTTCGTTGTGCGTCGTCGATTTTTACCGCCTTCAATAATTCGTTTAAGATTCGGACATATCGTTTTAGTTCTTCCGTCTGGATATCTATTTCCATCTTCATCAATTTGCGGTTCTGAGAGAATAATGCCTTTTATTCCATTAATTATTTTTATTTCATCTTCTGTATATTGATTTGAACGAGCATTACGTGTCATATCATCTCTGATTTTTGTAATAGCTGATTCTAACGTGGAATCATAGAGTTCATTAAACTGATTATAATCCGAGATTTTTTTTACATACAAATTAAAATTGTCGATCGAAACACAATTTTTATCTTCAAATGTTCCTACCGATGGAAATGGTCTAGATCTTTCTTGCTGACCCGGATTAACAACATCGTTTAAAAAGCCTCTTCGGTTCATACAATATATATATATATTATCGTGGTAAATAATAACGATAATAATGTAACATATACGATATTTCACGCATCCGTGACAAACAACCGGTTCATCGCGCAGACTTCCGGTTTATCCGCGCTCCGTAACGCCGTGAAGATATGGCGCAGAATCGTGTCGTGACGCACCCGAATCGTATAATCCTGCTGGATAGCACCACGTCCGATACGCCCCATCGACTGAATCGCCTTTTCTTGCGACATCCCTTCCAAGTCTTTCCCAATATACCCATGACAGAACTGATAATTCGTGCCATAAATGTAGTCAGACGCTGTAATAATCAAATACAGCTTCTGGTGTTTCGCGAGTGTCTTCATAATATCCGTGTATTTCTGGTCGGTGGCGTTGGTAATCGCGCCGATGCCCATGAGGAGTAAGAGTTTCCAGTGTGACGCAACATTTAACAGCATAATCTGTGCGACTACGTCATCTTCCACGAAGGATGTGAATTCGTTGGAAATCGCGGTTCGAGTTGTCCATCGCTTTAAGTGCTCTAAACGGTTGGGGACGAACAGCTCGTGAAGTGCCGTATATTTCACTGACTTCTTCAGGTCTTCGACCTTGATATGAAGGCGCTGTGTTTCGGGATTGACGCGCGTATCTGATGTGAATTTACGCGTTTTCTTTTCATCATCGGCGCCACCACCGCCGCCGCCTCCCGCACCGCCTGCGGCGCTTTCGCCTTCCAAGTCTTTAATCAATTTCTCGGTTTTCTGGATCTCTTCCAATACACGTGTATTGAAATCAATGGTGGCCATAATATCATCCATGACAATTGTCGGTATTTTTGCGATCTGAAGCATGAATGCTGCGACTTTATCAACATGCTCGGTTAAATAGATGGTGGGTCCGTCCGTAAGTGTATGCGCATCACTTGTGGATAAATTGACGACTGACGCGAATTTGGGTTTGCGAACATCTGTGAGCGTTTCGTAGATAAGTGGCCAGTATTTGGGTCGAATATTTTCAAGAAGAAGGAGGTAATATTCCTTGATGCTTGTCATGGTTATATCGGCAACATCAGCGAACATGTTTTCAGGGAGATAGCGTTGTGATGTTATGGCGAGACCGCGATTATCGTCGGTGTCTGGGTCGTCGTCGTCCTTTTTCTTCTTCTCGGCGCGGTCATTGCCGCCGTCCTCGTCGTCCTCGCCGTCCTCGCTGTCGCTGTCGTTGTGTTGAATAGGTTTTGTAACCAGTCCAATAAACCGCAAAATCTCTCGAAGGTCGAAATACCGCATCAACGTCTTGTACATTTTACAATGCTCGACGCATTCCAGCACTGAGTTATAATCAGAGCCGAACATGTAATGCGGAAGTTCGATAAATCCGTCTTGATTGACAATCGGGATCGACTTCTTGAAATCGTGGCTAACAACGCTATATACTTCCGCTCCTTGGAACTTTACCTTGAAGTCCTGAATCACATCAACGATTTCATCCTCGCGCGGTAATGTAGCGGATGACAGGACCACATTCGGAATAAGATTGCCGCTCCAGTTTCGATGGATAATCGGGTGAAGTTCGTGGTCGGGATAGTCTAGTGATATTGTCGGCTCATCCCAATACATCAATAAATTGTCAAGGGGGTGAAATGCCATCATATACCGCATGGCAAGCAGGTAAGAACGAATATCGCAAATCATGATTTCGACATTATCGCCAATGCTGTTATCTACTTTGCGAATGCGTCCGCTGCGTTTGTCGCGAATTGCCTCCTTGGCCGCATAATAATGAAGACGAATATCGTCAATGTTGCTACATCCGAATGCGAATGCGATGCGTTTTTTCACGGAAATCGCGGCCTTCGCCAACGCCAACCCGACGTGTCGCGCAGCACACACAAAGATGATTTTGTATTTCTCCGACAACCCCAGCGGCGAAAGCGTCTTGCCCGTACCCGTTGGCGCGATATACAATATCAGTTTCGCGTCAGGCCTCTTTGCTACGGTGAAGAGTTGCTTTTGATGCTCGTATAATTGGAAGTCCGCATATTTGAAGACGGCGTCATTCTGTTCGATAAACCGATACGCATTGCGAATAAAACCGGCGATTTTGACATCGGCTTTAAATTCATCAATAATATAATTCGCAAAATCGATGATGTGGGCATTGATTCCGATGACTGATTTTTGAAGCATAAGTTTCACTGTATAATAATACTTCATCCATTCGTTGGGGCCGACGCCGCCGACGACGCCACCGACGCCGCTACCGTTTTTGACTTCCAGCATAGTCTCGATTGTATTCATGATATGGTGATCGTAGGTATCACCCGAACCACCAAATGTGGTATTCATATTCTGTATTCTCATCAAATCAACCTTCTTCATAACTTTCTTCGATTTTGCGCTGATTTCAAACGGACGGCTTCTGCTTCCTCCCCCCATTCCATCCATGCTTACTACGCGTTCGACGCGTTTCTTGAAGTATTCATCGAAGATATAATCCTCCATCTCTGGTGTCGATGTTATTTTCAAACGCGATATCAATGACTGATGAATATTAAACGTAATATTGACATCATGAAATCCGTCGATAATGAGTTTCAAGATGCGCATCTCATCTTCGGGTTCCATAATTTCAACACCGTTCCATTCTTCACCGGTAAGTTTCACTTGAACAAGAGTCGCTGCTGCGCCTGCGCCTGATCCCGACGACATGTGTAAATCAAATAGTTACGAATAACTTCAATACATTACTATTTATCTAATCGGTTTAAATCAATTTTAGCGATAAAAGTATTATAACACGTTTATGCGTGTGTAAATTGAATTAAATATAACAGTCTAGTGTATATCATCCCCCATCCAAACCGGTCGTTATATCATTCCATCTTCAACAATATGTCGTCAGCCCATATACCAGTTATTGTAAGTTTTGACGGAAATATCGGTTCAGGAAAATCCACGACGTGTTATGAATACGAGCAATATCTCAAAAATGGAATGAATGATGCTTCTTTGGGCGATGCGTCTATTTTCTCTACGATTACATCATTTGAAGACGAGGTATGTTTTGTAGATGAACCGGTCGCGTTATGGAACCAGATATGCGACAAGGATGGGGTGAATATCCTGACAAATTTATACAAGGATATACGCGCCAATGCGTTCAAATTTCAGATGATGGCGTATATTTCGCGTCTGTCTTTGTTGCGAAAGGCGGTTAAAAACCCCAAAATCAAGCTTATTATCACCGAACGAAGTGTTGAAACGGACCGCAATGTTTTCGCAAAGATGTTGTATGATGCCGGCGATATTTCACATGACGAGTACCAGATTTACACGATGTGGTTCGATGAATTCCTGACCGATGTTCCGTTGGCGGGGATTGTGTATATTAATGCGTCGCCCAGTGTTTGTATAGGTCGCATCGGAAAACGCGGACGTGCGGGCGAAACCATCCAATCTGATTACATCCAACGTTGTCACGACTATCATGAAACATGGATACGCGCAAATACCTGTCCGTTATTGGAACTACCGGCAGATGAAGATATGAATGAATCGCCGAATATTATTTCAACACGGATGGAACGTATCACCGAGTTTATTCGCGGATTATTGGCAGCGGCGGCGGCAGGGGGAGCGTCGGAGAAAACGAATTAAACCATCATTATTATTATTATTATTATTCAATACGTATTGAACAATAATATTTTACATTTTTATTCTAATGTCAGCATGTAATGATGAAACCGCATGCCAATTCGTCTCGAGTCGCGGTTTATTGAAATCGTGTCAGGTTCGATCCATGAATCCAAAATCCAGTTGTCCGTCAGACCTACAGTATATCGCGGATTTTATTGTGTCGCAGAAGAACTACGCCCGCGCCTGTGAAGCCCCACCGTCACCACCGTCACCGGTGAGCATCTATGTCTGCTGTGACGCGTTTCAGTCATTCATTCAGGAATATGCGCCACACATCCATGTGCCATATGTCGTCGTATGCGGGGACGGCGACCTTACGATGTTTCGGGAGGCAGTTCCGCATAATAAGGCAAATCAGTTTGTCATGTTTGTGCTGAATCCAAATATGCGCGGACTTTTCAGCCAGAATATGGATATTCAAGATTGTCGCAGTTTTTTGAAAGAGAAAATAACAAAGCTATGGAATGCCGGCGCAAGTGTATTTAAATCCGACGATGCGCCACCACAATCTCTCGAGACGGCGATTCAAGCCGCCCAAAATAAACTAAAACAAATCCCGATTGGATTGGATTATCATACGATTAGTACAAACCCAAGACATCATTGGGTGTCACATTCATCATCTTCTACCGAAGCCAGTATGACAACCCCAGTAAAACAAGAACGAATACTCGTAGAGTACATACGCACCGAAATGAAACCATTTTACCAACGAAAGATCCGGATATATTCGAATGTGATCTTATGTCCTGACAGGTTCAACGACCGAATTAGTGCCGTAAGCACAATACCCCGTGGTTTAATCTCTCAGCAAACGGGTTTTATACCGCGAACCCAGACATGGCGGAATATGTCGGAATATGCCTTCGTATTATCGCCATTCGGTAACGGCATGGATTGTCATCGAACATGGGAAGCATTACTGTGTGGATGTATTCCAATCGTGCGTTCATCCGTTTTTAATGAGTTATTCGATGGTCTGCCCGTACTTATTGTAGATAAATGGGCGAATATTTCGTTGAGTCTATTGGTTGATACGGTCGCGCAATTCAAAGAAAAGATGGATAAGAACGAATTCAATTATGACAAATTGCGGTTGTCGTATTATACAAAAATGTTTGTATCTATCTAAATCGACCGATTAAATAAGCCATTTTGCGACCCTTGTGATACAATCGTTGGTTCTGCCCAATATACCTTCAACACCAAGTCTCTCGCAGCTTCATTTAACCACCAATCCGCTGGTATGTCGATTTTCTTAGTTAATGCGTAATCACATATCTTCTTCGCACACCGTTTATGAATGACGTAACTATCTACGCATCGTGTGGCTCCGTTTCCACCCCAGACCGTTTCATGAAGACATTTTTCATATACATTTTGATTCGGCACACGCATATATTTCGGAATATGTAAATTACAACCATTGCCAATAAATAACATGTCATAATCCGCGGGCAATTGTGTCATGTATGCTGTGAGTTTCTTCATAAAATCATCCGAGAGAATGACGTCATCTTCAAATACTAATACATCCTCGTAATCGTGTAGCATCATTAGCCGATATACGTAGAGATGTTTCAAATGAATTGATAATTCGGTTCGTCGATTGGTGACATAGTTTTTACTGAACTCGGGGCATTCGTCGTCGGTAATTGTATCTTTATCGAATCTCTCGATGAATTCGTAGTCAGTGATACCGTGTCTCGCAAACTGCTCTAAAATATATTGTTTTCGTTGTGTAAGTTTTGAATAATGAAGGACAAAGATTTTCATTATTCGGGTCGGTTCTGTTCTGTTACTATTTACACGCAAGTATTTATATTATTTCAGCAGATTATGCGCCGAATAACCATCGAATCCCCGTCGATAGTAAATTGCCATTTTCATTCGTATTTTCCTGTGGTATATTTATGCGAATATCTCTTTCGGCCTCATATTCATCGGTTCTGCCGACGCCGCCGCCGACGCCGCCACCGAGAGTTCCTGCGGATGATGAACCATCTTCGATATACCCGCCAAAGTCGTCGGTAGGAGCACCCACCGCCATCGCAGCCAGAAGCACCGACTTAGGTCGATACCGCAAAATATCGATTTCATACTTGGTTATTTTGAAAAGGTCTTTTCCGTAGATTTCATGAAGAAGCATCCATTCGAATATACCTCCTGTATAGATATGAACATTCGTAAAGCCGAGTTTCACTAGTTGTTCGTATTTATGTAATATCGTGATGTCATTTGAATTCTTTCCATAGACAATAATCATGATATTTGGCCGCGTCTTAATAAACGAATTTACCACCCGTTCTTCGAAACGTATATCCACCGTAGTTTTAATAAGACAGTGTTGGAGAGATGGTGGAAGTGTGTTTATTATCAGTGTGGAATGTTGAACATTCAAATTTCGATAGACAACCATTTGTAGGTCTTCATAGCTTACTTTGGGAATAAGCGAAACTTGGTTGCCCATGTATGAATGAATGAATACGACGACGTATGCGCGCGCGTAAATAATATAGTTATACTTACAATATTATTTGTTTTTATCTATTTTACGAATGATTGACTGATTTATTAGTCGAACGTAATAACAATATCCACGAATTCCTTCTTGATGCCTTTTGTCGCAGATGACGACAACTCCTCGCGTTTCTTACGGTGTTTGATTTTACCACCGGTGGCGCTTATGTCAGCATCATCCGATGCCGCCGATGCCGCCGATGCCGCCGATGCCGCCGATGCCGCCATCGTGTTGTCACATGTCAAAACGCTGGTAAGCTTTATTTCGCATCCATCCACGGTAGCCGACGACGTCTGATGCGATTTCGCCATTTTGCGTGACGTGTTGTTACGAATATTCATATCCGACTCGATCACCGAATAATTCTCGTGGATATAACGAAGCACCTGATTTTCAATTGCCCATTTAAAGAAGTTCAGTTGTCCGAGCGTGGTTTGAATATACGTAGTGCCGTTTTTATGAGGGACATTGATTCGATCCCATCGACAAAATGGGTCGAACCGTTTCTTGGAATAAGCGCGGAGTTTCAGCTTGTAATCCACATACACTTTGAACCGTTTTGCGGGCGTGCCGCTGTCTTCAAGTTCATACACCGTATAATGTTTTTTGGAATAATTCGTGACAAACCAGTCCATAATACGCAGGGAGATATTCGTCGTTCCGTTGATAACAGATAGCATCTTCTCCATATTCTCTCCGCTGTTTTCATTATAGAATCGGAGGACTTTATGAAGAAGGAGGTCGTTCTGGGTATTATATAGAGTGTTGGCGTGAGCCATCGCGACAGATGGCTGCGCAATAAAAGTTGGAGGTGAGTCTTTGGGTGGTTGCGCAAGGGCGAGCATCGTTTTCGTGTAATAAACATATTTGGTTAGTATTTAAACCCGTTTTGTATAATGCGCAGTATCTCTCGAATATGTAATATAAACGCATTTCATTGTTGTATATCAGTAGTCAATCGATTTCATTACATTACATTCCATTCCATTACATTCCATTACATTCCATTACATTCTATTCCATTCCATATTATGTCTCTCGACCGCGCCGATTCTATTTCCCCCGATAACTGTGTCGCACAATATAAATACGCGAATTCAATGCTTCGGACTTGTCCAGCTACCACTCCCGAAAATTCGGACAGCGACGATGAAACCGTCCAAAACAGTAAACTCGTCGTGGATTTAAATAAAATGCCTGCGGGGCATTATGAATATTACACTGACACATGTACTATAATCAATCAAATGTTACTGTATATGTATCATACGATTAATAACTTGGTTCATATCCCCGACGGTGGCGATGCCTGTGGCGGCGTGGTCGACGCGGCTATTCCACTGAAGTTGCGCCGCCGCCCCTACAAATACGACAAGGAGGATTTTTGTTATTCGCAAATCGGATATGGCAACTATAAATATACATACATAGTCCCCGCAACGAAGACCGAACCCGAAAAATCCACTGTGTTTTTAATCACCTACCGTCAGGATGATAAAATCGTAGGGACAGCCGATTCAGCAGTCAAGTTCGAATGTATGAAGATTCGCACGGATTCGCCGGTCATATTTCACCACTTTTACCGTGAAAGCGACAACTTCCTTGAAAACAACGAACAAGACGTTAGTAAACTCCACGTATATGTCATGACAAAATATGGCGAATGGATGCGATACAACAAAATCCCCTCACGCACCCTAGACACCGTTTATTTCGACGAGAAGTTGAAACAGAAAATGCGCGCGGATATTATGGACTTTCTGAAGAAGGAGAAGGAATACGACGAGTTCGGGATTCCGTATAAGAAGAATTACCTCCTTACGGGTATTCCAGGCAGTGGTAAAACCAGTATTATCAAGGCGATGTGTAAGGAAATCGGGTATAACCTGTGTATTTTTTCGATTAACCATGACACGGATAATAATACGGCTCTATCAGCGTTCCGCGATATCCCGCCCAAGTCCGTCCTCCTCTTCGAAGACATTGACTGTCTATTCGAGAAACGCACCGGAACACAGGAAAACAAGAGTACTTTCACGTTCAGTAACCTGCTCAACCTTCTTGACGGCGTCTTTTTCCGCAAGGGCCTCATTTCATTTATTACAACGAATCATCCGGAGAGTTTGGATCACGCGTTGTTGCGTCAGGGACGTACAGATATGATTATTCATATGAACTACCCGAAGAAGGTGGATGTCAAGCACCTGTTCCGCGATATGATGCGGAAGGAGGAGATGACCGCGGAGGAAATAGACCGCGAGTTTGACAAGTTTTACGAGCACATCAACAAGAAGACGATTACGATGGCGGGGTTGGTCGGGTTTCTGTTTCGGTATCGGAAAGCATGGGCGGAGAATATCAACGAGCTGCTTGATGCCGATAAGTTTATCAAGGAGGTGACTCGGAATGTGGAGGACAGTAAGTTGTATGCGTGATGAGATAGTCGTATCGTAATTTTTTCATATTGTATAATAGTATGAAATATGATATCTATAAATGATAAAATAATAACTATATTGGGTTATGTAATTTATGTTATACATTTATTCTTATCCATTGTAATGAATATTGGATGGTTATTTATAACTAACACGTTATATTTACACATTTTGATATTTAGTCAATCGTTAACTTTACTTGGATGGTGTGTTTTTCAAGATAAATGTATAATAACGTTATGTGAGAACATATTATTAAACCGAACTACAGATAACGATACAATTGATTCTTCCAGTATAACCACTAAATTTTTATCGAGATATTTACCATCAAATAAGGTAGATACGATGTTACTATTATTTGTTATGATGGCTTTACTTTTCACATTAATAAAAAAAATATATGTTAAATCTCATTTATTATACTAATAAATACATTTGGATTTCTCAATTTTACTATTACTCTACCTTCCGAAAAGTAAATTGCTTCCCCTGCCGAAATCTCTCGGCATCCATCGTTCCTCTCTTCAAATTACAATCCAAACACGCAATAACTACATTCGCATCATTATGACCGTAGTTATTATCCGTTCGATCCAGCGTCCATTGTCGCCTACACATCGCCTCTTTGTAGCTTACTTGGCAAATCTCTCGACAATAAAAACACAAAAGTTCCGCAGCCACCAGAAGTTCGACAATTCGGTCGGTGGTGATCGAGAACCTCGGGTCATATATTTTATGATGTTTATCTTGGTAAATATACGCCTTGCGTTTCGTATCAATCTCTCGGATGATATAAGATAACAACCGCGCGTTGTCGGGGTCTATCATTAAATTGCTCGGCATTACTCCGAGAGAACTATTCGCCACATAGTCCTTTAATAAAATAAGTCCGAGAGATTGGTCCGATGTATAAAACTGGTCTGGAAGTATCATCCGGTTTTTGGTCGTCTTTCTCTCGATGACCGCTTCTGGGTCGTCCATCTGCTTCATTTTATCTTGGTTGCGTTTTCCTTGAATATCTATTTTTTTCATAAGGGCGGGCGGACGGGCAGGCGGACAG